ATACAAGACGAATATCCTGCGTTGCAGACGATAGTCTATCATTCCAAACAGATCAATGCTATCTTCGGTCCTATGTTTTCAGAACTTACGAGGATGCTACTCGAAAGGGTAGATTCTTCAAAATTTCTGTTTTTTACGAGGAGGACACCCACGCAAATTGAAGATTTTTTCTCAGACCTCGATTCGACCCAGGCAATGGAAGTTTTGGAACTCGACATTTCAAAGTACGACAAGTCACAGAACGAGTTTCATTGTGCAGTAGAGTACAAAGTCTGGGAAAAGTTGGGAATAGACGAGTGGTTAGCAGAGGTATGGAAGCAAGGACACAGGAAGACGACCCTGAAGGATTATACGGCCGGGATTAAAACATGTCTTTGGTACCAAAGGAAAAGCGGTGATGTGTCAACCTTTATAGGTAACACTATCGTCATTGCAGCTTGTTTAAGCTCAATGATTCCTATGGACCGAGTGATTAAAGCAGCCTTCTGTGGAGACGATAGTTTGGTCTATATTCCTAAGGGTTTGGAGTTACCCGACATTCAAGCGGGTGCAAATCTTATGTGGAATTTTGAGGCTAAGCTTTTTAGGAAGAAGTACGGGTACTTCTGTGGTCGTTATATCATTCACCATGACAGAGGAGCAATTGTGTATTACGACCCGCTTAAGCTAATATCTAAGTTAGGTAGTAAACATATTAGAGATGTTGATCACTTAGAAGAGTTACGTGAGTCTTTGTATGATGTAGCTAGGAATTTAAATAATTGTGCGTATTTTTCACAGTTAGATGAGGCCGTTGCCGAGGTTCATAAAACCGCGGTAGGCGGATCGTTTGCTTTTTGTAGTATAATCAAATATTTATCAGATAAGAGGTTGTTTAGAGATTTGTTCTCTGTTTGATAATGTCGATGATTTCGTACAAGCCCAAGGTGAGTGACTTCCTTCTTCTTACGAAGAAGGAAGAAATCCTTCCGAAGGCCTTAACGAGATTAAAGACGGTTTCTATTAGTACTAAGGATATTATATCTATTAAGGAGTCTGAGTCTTTGTGTGATATAGATTTGTTAATAGACGTTCCATTAGACAAGTATAGGTATGTGGGTATTTTAGGAGCTGTTTTCACCGGAGAGTGGCTCATACCAGACTTTGTTAAAGGCGGTGTGACAATAAGCGTGATTGACAAACGTCTGGTGAACTCAAAGGAGTGTGTAATTGGTACGTACAGAGCGGCTGCCAAGAACAGAAGGTTCCAGTTCAAATTGGTTCCAAACTATTTCGTGTCTACTGCGGACGCTAAGAGGAAACCCTGGCAGGTTCACGTGCGTATTCAAGACGTAAAGATAGAAGCTGGTTGGCAGCCGTTGGCTTTGGAAGTGGTTTCCGTTGCCATGGTTACCAATAATGTAATTATGAAGGGTTTGCGGGAAAGAGTCGTCGCGATAAGTGATCCGGACGTCGAAGGTTTCGAAGGTGTAGTTGACGAATTCGTCGATTCGGTTGCAGCATTTAAAGCGGTTGACAATTTCAGGAAAAGGAAAAGGAAAGTTGGGGAAGGGGATGTAATAAGTAAGAATAAATACAGACCGGAGAAATACGCCGGTCCTGGTTCGTTTAATTTAAAAGAAAAGAATGTCTTACAATATCACGAACCCGA